ACCGATGCGGCCGCTCAAGGCACCAAGAATGATCTGGGCCTTGGCCGGGTGAATGAGCAGCGGTGTGTTGAGCAGACGGTCGCTGAGGTGGAGAAGCTGTCCGGGCATCAGAAACCTCCCGCCCTGAGGCCAAAGCGGCGGCGCAACCCCCCGGTGCGGCCGCAGAATGCCTCGAGGCGCGCGAGCTCCGCGCGGAGAGCGCCGAGATCGGTCTTGCCATACTGCACCTTGCGCCTGACGCCGTTGCCGGCGTCGAACTCGATCACTTCCGGGCGCCGACCCTCGAGCAGCGTGTAATAGGCTTCGCGGATCCGCGGCAGCACTGCGCGCGGATCGGCATAATCTGTCACGATGGTCATGGTTGTGTGCTGTCCTCGGAAGAATCCTAAGCGTCAGTGTCCTGGTCAGCCGTGTCGGCGGAAGGATTGGTGATCCCCTGGAACTGGTGATCGGTCAGGCCGTAGGTTGCGCGGAGCGCCTTCTCGCGGGCGCGCTGGGCGTAGACGTCCTCGATGTCGTGGCCGAGGTCCTCGGCGATGGCCGCATCCGTCATCACGCCGAGGCGGCACCAGATCTCGTGGGCCTTGGCCATCTTGAGGTCGTCGGCCTGAGGTTTAGGCGCTCCCCGCCAGATGGCGCGGGACGCTGCCGAGCGGTTGGCGAGGAAGCCGTCGAGGCCACCCGGGAACGGAATGCCGCCCCGCGCGATCTCCTCTTCGAGCCAGGCTTCGTAGACGGCAGTGCAAAAGGGTCCAAGAATGTGAGCGCGACGATAGAGCGTGATCTGAAAGATCTCACCCGACGCCATGCGCACGCTCGAATAGGTGGCGTTGGTGTAATCCGCCGTGGCGCTCTCATAGGTGAGGCCCATGCAGCGGGCCAGTTCACGAAGCAGGTGTGCGGCAAAGTCCCGGTAGTCCGAATGCGGGTGCTGGGCGCGGTGAAGCTCGAGCTTCTGGCCCGGAAACAGATGCGCAATCCGGCCATTGATGCCGAGATTGATGGTGGCGTTGTCGTACCAGCCGGACTGGGCCTGGATGTACGCATCCCACGGCGAGATGCCGCTGGCCGAAAGACGGGCTTGTTCCTGCGGCGTCAGCAGGCCGGCCAGGACTTCCTCCGTCGGCTCGTCCGAGGTGATGGAGGCCGCGAACACCGTCTGTAAGATTGCCGCCGTGAGGGTCGCATCCGATAACTGGTCGAACTGCCGGGCGACCTGCAGCGCCGGTGTGAGAGGGCTGATACCCCGCACCTGCCCCGGCATACCGTCGAAGACATGGATGACGCGGGCGCGGCCCATCGCATCTCGCGCGGCGACCTCGTATTCCTGCGTGTATCCGTTCAGCAGATCCTTGCGGGTCGCAAGATAGGAGACGGGGAACCCGTCACCGTCCAAGCGCACGCCCTGCACCATGCCGCGCAGATTGTCGCTGCGGCGGACGATGCGGTGCGATGGCACCAGCCTGACCTTTGTGCCGTATCGCCCGCCGGGTCGTTCCCGCCATGGAAGCTCGGCCCAGATTTCTCCGGTGGCAAACCACGACCGGAACGCCGCGGCTTGCAGGAGCCCGAAAGACCTTCTCCCTTCGACGTCACATTCATATGGCTTGTCGGCCCACAGGCTCCAGCGCTGCTCGACCGTCTGGGCCCATGCCTCAGCCTCGGCATTGCTCATGCCGAAGAGATCGTTCTCAGGCATGGCCTTGAGCCGGAGTCCCGTCCCCACAGTATTGGCGACCGCCTGGTCGATGGCGCCCGCCATCCAGCCCGAGTTCTGGATCAGGTCGATGGTGCGGGCCGCCGCCAGGTCCCACGAAGCCCCGACATCATCAGCCGCTTCCCGCAAGGCCGGACGCCAGCCACCGAACACGACGCCGCGGTTGCCGCGCATGAAGTCGGCACGAACGGCCGGAGTCAGGGCGGATCTTCCGCGGGCTGGAGCAAACCAGTCCCGCATCCGATCCATCATGCCCATGGATTCACCTGTTCAGTCGTGACGAAAGGCCGGCGAAACGGGACCGGAGGTCCGGCATCGACGCGGAGGCCATAACCGCCACTGAGCCCTCGGCTGGCAGATCCTTACCGGCTTCTTCCGATCCCTGAGGCCGAGTGTCCTGAGGCTCACGCACCACCCCGTTCGGGATGCGCTGAACGTTGAGCGAATAACCAATCGCCATGGCAAGCGCCTCGCAGTCGAGATAATGGTTGGCGCGTGATTTCTGCACCCACTGCGGCTTTCCGGTGGCACCATCGACGACGCGCACCTCCGAGACAAGCTGCTTAGCGTAATCCTCATCGATGTCATCGGGCACGATGAACGAGCCTGGCTGGTCGAGCGGCGTCCGGATCCGCGACACCAGCAGCGACTTGAAGAAGTCGGTCGACAGCCAGACGAGGTCTATCGAATAGGACGCCTTCTTGCCCTTGGCCGTCACCTCGATCTTCGACACCCGGTAGGGCGGCGACATGGTGGCCCTGCCCTTGGTAGGCGAGACCAGCCACGGATAGCGCCTTGTGAACTCATAAACCTTGTGCTCGTCGCCGGCGTCCGGCTTGTTCGGCCGGAAACCGGAGTCGACGAAGACAAGTTCGATCTGCAGCCCCGCGATGGGCGAAAGCATCAGGTCGGCGAGCGCATTCCACACTTCGTCATCGTCGGTGGGGCCGAACAGTTGACCACGGTCGATGAGCCATGAGCGCCCCCGCGCCCCGAAGCCACGGATGGTGTAGTATAAAGACAGCTTCTGGACATCGACGCCCATCCCCAATCGCAGGACGCCGCCGGGTACCTCTTTCATGCGGTAAGGTTCGCGACGCTGCAGGATCTCCTGCCAGTCCAACGCATCGCGGCCCGCTGCCGGGGTGAAGCACTCTCCGAACCCCGCATTCAGTGCGGTCTGCACCTGGTCGGGATCACCCGAGGCAAGAGCGCGCACATAACGCTCGATCCTCGTGCCCCACGAGACGAAGGGACTGGCCAGCCCGCTCGCCCAGAAGCTGATCACAGCGTTTTCCGGGGGCTCGCCCCGGACCTCGCCCTCTTCCACCCATTGTCCGGGGGCGACGTACAGCCCCCGGGCGTTCATCTCCTGCTTGTCGGCATCCTGGTGCAGCCCGCCGCAATGGGGACATTCCAGTTGGGCCGCTTTGCTTGCTTCCGCAGGGGACGCATTCTCCGGCCAGCGCATCTGCTCGAAGCGCGGCACGAAGTACTTGTCGCAGTGCAGGCAGGGCCAGCAGAAATGATGCCGGGTGCCAGACTGCCAGAGCTTCCAGATCGCGCTTTCGATCGCTTCCGGTACAGCGATCTTCCAGAAGCGGAGCCCACTCTTCTCGTCGAGTTCACTTTCGATCAGGCCGCGCGAAGGAGTCGAGGTGATGGCGGTGACGAAGTCGGCGTAGGTCTCGCCGCGTGCCTCCACCAGCCCCAGCGGATCGCCCTGCCCCTTCACATTCGCCAGCATCTCGTCGTACTCGTCGACCAGCGCGAGTGCTGCTGGACTCGACTTGAGTGCCGCAGAGGATCCCGCATGTGCAAGCCGCACCGGTACCCCCGCCACGATCTTGAGCGTCTTCTTCATCCGCTTGCCGCGCACCACCTTGGCCGACAGCGTCTCCGCCTCGTCCAGCAGACTCATCAGCCGCGGCTCGAACTGGTCGGTCAGGAAGTCCCTGATGGGGCCGACGTAAAGAATGGGTGCGGGGCGCTGGTCGAGACGCGCGCCGAGCACATCCAACAGCGACTCAGTTTTGCCGCTTTGCGAAGAACACACCATGACCACGCGCTTGTACGCTCCGCCATAAACCGCCCGGACCATTGGCACCATGTAGGGCGTGAGCCACGGATCCCGCGGGCCCGGCAGACCCGAGGTCTCGGGATAGACCCTGTGAAGCCGCGCCCACTCGTCAGGCGGCAGCTTTGGCGCGGGTCTGAGGATGGCTTCTGCCAGCCTCCAGGCCCTCAGCCTTTTCTGCGGCTCGCTGGGAAAGGCGCGAGAGGATGCCATCGATCTCTGTTTCAACCTTCTGGCGCTCGGCCACGATGCGGGTCAGCCGTGCTGGCAGTCCTGCAAGCTCCGACCTCACCATGCCTGCCAGCTCCGCCATGTCGTTGAGCGCATCCTCGACCGGGATCAGTTCGCGCGAGCGTTCGGCAATCCTTAACTCGATCTCCAGCGCCCGGGCATCGCGCACCCGGCTATCGGCTGCCGATTTGGCGGAGCGGCGCTCATCGTCCTTGAGGTACCGCAGATACCCTTGCACGGCACCCACGAGTTGAACGAAGCCGCGCTTCTCAGGCTTCGGGATGAAGCCCTGCTTCACCAGCTGACGGATGCGTTCTTCCGAGATCATCAGCAACCGTGCGGCCTGACCGATGGGAATCAGGCCGGCGTGTTCGGCCATGACCGCACTGCTCCTTTATTCTTGAACGCCACTGGATTGACTCTACTTGCATCCGCCTGCTTTGATGCGTGAGCCGCATGTGTAGCGGCGAATATCAGATGAAAAGCGAGAACAGTTTTGGTTACAGGCAAGGTAAAGTGGTTCAACGACCAGAAGGGCTACGGCTTCATCCAGCCGGATGACGGATCGAAGGATGTGTTCGTGCATATCAGCGCGGTCGAGCGCGCGGGACTTCGCAGCCTCAACGAGAATCAAGCCGTCTCCTATGAACTGACGACCGACCGCAGGAGCTGCAAGCAGTCCGCCGACCAGCTGCGGGCTATCTGAGCATGGCGAAGAGAGCACGCAAGAAGGTTGCGGCCAAGTCGCCAGCCAAATCGAAGAAGACGAAGAAGGTGATTGCCGTAAAGTCAGTGAAACCCAAGAAGCCTGCCACACGGAAGCCGGCCCGCAAGGCGGTCCGTCGCAGCGCTGC